CCCTCTTCAGCTTCTCGGTAGCGCCCTCGTCCTCGGCGTTGCGAGTGAGGATCCACCACATGACGTGGCAGAACCGGTTCAGGGGCAGGGTCTCCAGGTCGATCCCGTGCCCGAGGCAGAACCCATCGATGTAGTCCCACTCCCTGTGGGCCGAGGCCATCAGGCGCTGGACTACGTAGGGGGGTTCTCCCCCACCTCCTCCATGACGGCGGAGATGAGGTCGGTCAGGTCGGGGATGTCGAGGTCGTCGGCGGGGCTCTTCAACCGCTTGACGACCTCGGCGCCGGTCTCCTTGCCGAAGAGGACGTGGCACCACTTCGACAGGCCGTCGATGAGCTTCTCCGCGTCCTCGCCGGCGTCCTTGAGCGCCTGGGACAGGAAGATGGCGACGGCGGTCTTGGGCGGGCGGACCTTGTACTCGGTACCGACCAGGTCAACAGTGATGGACTTCCGGGTCTTGCCGGGGATCGTGATAGTAGCCATGAGGCGATTCTAATGGAAGTCAGAGGGCTTGATAAGACGTACCGCGTCCCGGACGAAGTGGGCGCCCTTGATCCCCTTGACCCACTTCGCGAAGACGGCCTGGCTGGACCCCTTCGGGGTGAAGACCATGCGCGACGCCCTGACCGGCCCGTGCGGCCGGGTGCCCTTCTCCTGGTAGGCGGCGTACGGTGTACGCGCCCCGATCTCGAACGTTGGGTTGAGCGGGTGCTTTCCGGGAACGCGTTCAATGGTGACGGAGTTCACCATCCTGCCCGAGTTCACACGCCCCTTGGCACGGATGTTGCGCTGGATCCGGCCCTGAGTGCGCTTGGCGGCCTTCAAGGCGGCCTGTTTAGTGATCTGGGCCACCTTGTGCTCTTGGATGGGGCCCTTGAATCGCACTCTTACGTGAACCATCTCACACCTCCCCTGGAAGTAGCGTCACGGGCAGCTGAGCCGGACCGTGAAGGTCCACTCACCGGCGACGCAGCCGCCGTCTGGGCCGGAGGCGTCCCACTCCATCGAGTCCGCGTTCGTTGACGACGTCAGGAACTTGCCCAGGTCCGCCATGTCCTGGTGCAGGATCGCCGCGTCGGCAGTCAGGTCGAAGGGGCGGGGCCCGCGGCCCCGGTCATCCACGACCTCGACGCAGCGCAGCGTCCCCAGAGCGTAGGTCGCGGCCCAGTAGCGCACCGAGCACGCCTCGCCGTCGGCGGCACGGGGGCCGAAGACGGGGGAGACGGAGACGGTACGGACGTAGAGGTGCCCCGCGCAGCACTCGTCCCACGCCACCTCAGCGCCGGGCGCGACGTACGCCTGCGAGACCGCGTTCGACAGGGCCTGAGCCCCGCCCTTCAGCAGGGCGAGGGCGGTGGAGTGGACGACGGACGGCACCGACGAGGCAACGCGGCCCGACAGGGCGGCGTAGTCCTCGCTCTGGGCGCGGTTGCGGCGAGTTAGCCGCGGGGCGGGGCTCACCAGATCACCCCGCCGCGGCGGTTGGAGGGCTGGCGACGCGCGTAGTCGTCGGGGTTGTAGGCCCGAGCCGACTGTCGCGGCTTACGGATCGAGGCGACCCAGGAGTCCACCAGCCAGATGCCGGTCCGGCCCTCCTGCATCTCGTCGAAGTCGTCCTGCACCTGGACGGTGACGCCCTGGCGGGTGACCGACTGGAGGCGCGCCGGCAGGGCGCAGTCGCGGTCCATGCAGGCTGCCTTGGCGAGCTCAAGAGCAAGCACGCCGGCGGCGACCTGACCGCCCTCCGGGACGGGGACGCCCTGCGAGTAGCGGATCTCCCAGGTGCCCTCCTCCGTCGTCGGCCGAGAGAGGTCCTGTACCGAGGGGAATACAAGCGGAACATCGGGCCCGAGTGGTGAGGTACGTCCCGTGAGCTGGAGCACGGAGTGGTTGATGAGCCGGTACGCGCCCAGCGGGAGCACCCTGCCGTTGATCGTGACCTGGTGAACACGGTGGACGTTCCCAGGCAGGCGGATGGCCGGAGTCCCCGCAGTGTGAGTGCAGTAGGGGCCGCACAGGCCGCACACGACGTCGTGCAGCACTCCCCCCAGGCGGAACGGGAGGAAGCCTTGCAGGTAGTCCTGGGACTGGTAGGTGGGCGGCGGAACGCAGTCGGCCGGCTCGGGCCGGATCACGACGATGTCGGTCCCGAAGCGGCGCCCGGTCCACTCCCACAGCAGCTGGGTCGCCATGGCCTCGAAGGTGTGCTGCTGCTCAGGCCTGCCGGCCTCGTCCAGGTACTCTCGCAAATCCTCGCACGCGCTGTAGGAGACCGGCCAGTCTCCTGGGCCGTAGCCTCTGTCAATGTCCTGCATGCCCTCTCCTACAACGCGTGCGTGGTGCGGGATGGCTACGCCGCCGGTTATAGGCGGTGCCCGCATGGATGAGTATACCCATAGGAGCCGCCTAAGGGCCGTAGAGGTGGTTTCACGCGGCGCAGGTACGGCGACAGCCCCGTAGGGCGTTTGTGCGCTCTACGGGGCTGTCAGTTCCTCTGAGACGGGGTTTCTCAGGGGACGGTGACGGGCTGGTCGCTGTCCGGCGGGGGAGCGAGAGCCGTGTCGATCATGAGGAGGTGGTCGAGCGGGTCGAGCGGGGTCGGGAGCTTCGCGTTCTCGAAGCCGCCGCCACCCTGCCTGGCCTTCTTGACCACGTCGTAGGGGCCGGTGCCCCAGGCGTTGCCGGACTTGGTAACGGCGCCGGTCATGGAGAACGAGATGGCGTCCTCACCCGTGACCTCGATGTCGCCGATCGTGCCGGCGGTGATGAAGGGCAGCAGCAGGTAGCCGCTGGCGTCCTCAGCACCCTCGGCACATGCCTGGCCGGACAGGCCGGTCCACAGCTCGAGCGCGAACTTCTTCTCGATCTTGCCGTAGGCGACCTTGAAGCCCGCGGTGTCACCCGCGTGGTCCAGGTACTTCGTGGCGTTGGTGACGATGTCCAGGACGGAGGGGTTCACGCCGCAGAACTCGAGCTCGACCGTGAAGTACTTGAAGGTGTTCGACTGCTTCTCGTTGACGCACAGAGAGCCGTCGGCCTTGCGGACCGTGATCTCCGTGCCGTCCTCGACCTCGGCGGCGAGCTTGACCGACACGAAGCCGGAGGTGGCCACCGGCTTGTGCTGTGCCTTGTCGAACTTGCCGCAGGTGTCCAGCGGGGTGACGCGGATGCGCGTCCCCAGCACGGGGGTGGATGAGTGCGTCTTAGCCATGGCTCAGCGCATCCTTCCCGTTGGTGTTGGAGTTGGTGAGTAGGTCATCTGGGCTCAGAACGTCCGAGGCTTGTAGGTGCCCGAGCCGGGGTCGGTGCGGACCTCGACCTTGTAGGCGTCGTCGTAGTTGTACGCGATGACGTACTGTCTCTCGGCGACGGCCGTCAGGTCGTTCGTCCCCTTGTCGAAGCCGCCTGCCCCGTTGGTCGAGGTGAAGACATCGCCCCGGTAGATCAGGATCGGACCGGTGGACACGATGACCGGAGGCTTGTCGACGTAGCCGTACCCGGCCACGACGGGGGTCCCCATCTTGGTCCGGAACGTGCCGTCCGACTTGCACTCGAACATCCGTCGGGCCGTCAGCAGACCGCACAGCCTGCGTGAGACGTGGAACGTCGGCCGGATCCCCGGAGTGCGGGCGTAGTGCTCGGCTGCGTTCCAGGCGCTCTCAGCATCCTGAGGACCCGAGTTGTTGGCCCACTCCTGGACCTTGATCAGGGCTGGGCCGGCTCCGGCGACCCCGGCCCACAGGGCCTTCTCGACCTCGAACTCCTCGTACTGGGCGAGGCGCTGGGCTGCGATGGCGACGGCCTCCTCTGGGGTGTGATCGAGGGGCGTGGTGCGGAACGTGGCGTAGACGGTCAGCGGCTCCAGGGACTCGCGGGTCACGCCCTTGGGCTTGTCCAGGACCTTGGGCAGTCCCGTGACGGTGCCGGGCTTCTGGTACTGGCCGATGGCGCCGATGTCGGCGCGCTCGACGTCCTCCCAGGCGACGCCATTCTCCCAGCGGATCGAGGAGTCCTCGATGGGCGCGAACTGGGAGAACAGCCCGCCGGTCGTGGGGCTGGTCGCCGGGGCCTCGATGCGCTGCTTCGGTGCGATGATGGGCATCTGTCCTCCTTGCTGGACGGTGACTGGCTAGGGACGATCACGGGGCGGGCGGGGACTGGCCGCCGCCCGCCCCGGAGTCATCACTTGGCCGGGTCAGCCGTGCCGTTGGCGAGGAGCTTGATGCCGGTGCCGGTGCCGCCGTTCGGGTTGATCGGCACCGTCACGACGCGGGCGTCGTGACCACGCTTGGCGACCAGGTAGCCCTCCTCGGTGAACAGGGCGGTGTAGTCGTTCTGGCCGAGCAGGGTCGAGTCGTAGACGGTGTCCAGGGTGATGACGTCCTGGCCGCCCTTGACGAAGGTGCCCGCGCTGTAGAGCAGGAACTTCAGGCTGGTGCCCCAGACCTTGAAGTCACCGGCGGCGCCGGTGAGGGCCTGCCAGTCGTAGACGAACTGCGGGTTCACGCCGCGGGCCTTGAACCAGGCGTCGATGCGGGCGTCGTTGACGTCGGTGAGGTCAACGCCCTGGCGGCGGGACAGGTCGGTGCGGATGGCGCCGTGGACCCAGTAGGGGAAGACCGCCTCCAGGGTGGTGGAGCGGGAGAGGCGCTGCGCGTAGCGGTAGTGCTCGACCTGCAGCTCGATGGCAGTCAGGATCGGGGCGGCGGCGCCGATCTGGCCGGCGTCCATGGAGACGGCGGTGGACTGGCGCTCCATGGAGGCGATGATCCGCTCGCTCATCTTGTGCTCGTGAGCGACGAGGGCGCCGCGGATGGTGCGGGCGACGAGCTCGGGGTAGCCGCGCTGCTGGAGCAGGTTGGCCTGGAGGTGGAGACCGGCCGCGGAGAGGCGGACGTCCTCGAAGTCGGTGCAGGGCACGCTGTAGACGGGCTTGGGGCCGACCTTGTTGGTCGGGTCGGTGGCGGAGGTGGGGGCGTACTTGCCGGCCTTCGCCTCCTCCTCGGTGAAGTTGAAGGAGGGAGCCGCGTAGAGGTCGGCGAACTTGGGGCCCTTGGTGAACTTGATGCCGCCGCGGGTGACGTTGATCTCAGGCAGGGAGATCAGGCCGTCGCGGGACTCGTCCTCGATCAGGTCGTAGACGGTCTCGGAGGGGGCGCACCAGCCGCCGGCCGCGACGAGGGAGCCACCGGGCAGGTTCTTCTCGTTGACGGCGAAGGCCATCGCGGCGTCGGCCGACTCGGGGGAGGAGACGGTGGCGCGCTCGTCGAAGGTCTTGCGCACGACGGCGAGGCTGTGGCGCTCGCTCATGGCGCGGCCGGCGCGGGCGGCGGCGGCGTAGG